ACCACGACGGTTGCCAGCAGGAGAGAACCAAGGTGCTCTATTTGCATCAGTTGCTGCCATTAAACCAGCAGTTGAAGCACATGCAGGAATATTAACATATTGGTCGTTATACTTATCAAACACCTTGAAGTAGTTATTATCAACAACTAAGTAAGATGATTTAGTCAGTGTCTTAGCAAAGGCAACAGACTTTGTTACTTGGTTTGCAGAACTAGCACCAACAATGGCAATACGTTCTGGAGACGCAACAACAACACAATCTTTACGAGCAGTTGCAATAGAAACTAAATCATTTACGATTGTAGTTGCGGCAAGCACGGTAGTAGATTGAGGAGCAATAAGGAAATCAACAGTCACAGTTTCTGGGTCTTCGAATAAATCGAATCCGATCGCAACATCAGCAGTACCTAAATCCGCAGAGTTATTACCACCACCAATTTTGATAACAGAGTTTGCATTAGTCCATGCGGTAGAACCGATAGAATAATCTGTTGCAGAATCTACATCAGGTGCAATACCCCATTTAGAACCCATCGCAAGGAATGAAGTACCGAATGCAGAATCGTCACCGAAGTAACCATTCCAAATATATTCAGATTGACTATTAAGCACGTCCGAGATATAGTTAGGTGAACCGTCAGCAGTAATTGCGCCTTTGGCAGCAGATACAAACGGGAATGTTTCTAGTACACTATTTGGCGTACCTGATATAGCACCAGTACGATCGACAACAACCACGTGAACTTCATCATGTGAACCACCACGTTTAGTAGCAAAATCAGAAGTTCCAGGAGCAGCATCAAATGCGCCCTTGTAATCCCAACTATCAAAATGAGATTCTGAATCTAATGCAGGACAAAATGCAACAGATATTGCGTTACCAAGTAAACCTGGATATTTAGCAACAAATGAACCAGTATTTGTCTTAGAAGCACCTTCGCCAACTGCTGATTTTACATGATTTTCCCAATGAGATAAATTTTCAACTGTAGCAGAATCACCTGTTAATTTTGTTACTGCGGAATGAGCATTATAACCACCATTATTGCCACGAACGACAAATAGTGAATTAGAGTACTTTAAAAAATATGCTGCAGATAAAAAATCTACTGCGTTGTCTTCATTAGGTGTGCCGAATGTAGAAATTAGACCAGACTCATCTGATACTAATGTACGTTCGTTTACTGCACCCCAACGAAAGTTGCCAACTGTTGCGCCAGTAGTAGATTGAACATTAGGCGCGGTGCCTGATAAATCAATTTCTCTTACTGTAACAGCAGGTGAGGCAGATGGTGTAAATAGTGCCATAACTGTGTTTTCCTTTGGTTGTTTACGAATTATATGTTTTGCATTATACGTTTAGTTTCAATACATATTTATTTATAAGAATTGTTATCTTCACCAATCTGATGGTGTAGTACTTGCGCCTATGTCGTGCCAACCATGGTTATATGGATCATTATCTCTACTTTCAATCTCATCTATATATTCCGAACCGTCGTCAATAAGACCAAATGCTGGAATGTCATCCTCTATTTGTCTCATCCTATCCGCAAACATCATTTCTTTTAGGTTTATATTAGTCATATCGGCAAAGAATTGTGTAGAAACAAAGTAACCAAACATAACAAGGTTCATAACCAAGTCATCGTGGTTGCCATCGGACGCTTCGTATGATTGACCTTTTGCTTCGAAGGTCGATATCTCTACGATAGTGTCTTGGTCTACTATGTGAAGTTTGCCATTTTCTATAATATCTTTAAATGCCGAACAACCCAAACGCTTACTCTTACGTGTAATCTCAATACCAATAGCATTCGATTTAACCGCAGATTCAACGTGCACGTTCTCGTATTCTAAATCGTGATATAGTCCATTACAAACAACAGTACCTTGGTCGTTTGATTCTATAACAACATATGCTTCATTGTATAGATTGCCATACTTGAATAAAATATCAGGAAATAGTAATGGAGATATCCGATTGTTCTTATATCTAGCGACCTGTTTAAATGGTTCGACTGATATATCAATAAGAGTGAATGTCGAATAATCTTGACCTCTACCCTTAGATACGTCAACTGTCATAATATAATCATGATTCTGTATTGGATGTTCGTATATTAACAACGAACCACCTTCACGATGTTCTATTGGATCTATTGAACGCAATGCCATGAGCGTTTCTGCGTCAACTAATGTATTACCAGTACCAAAGAACGTGTTGCCAAACTCTTGGTCAAACTGAAGTTGAGACGTATTTGCGACAGTCTCTTTCTTCCACGCTTCATCACGACCTGGGACATCCCACCAATCAACTCTAAATGGTTGGTAGTTATTGGTCTTTTGTATAGCACCTTCCCATATCTTATGGTATATATTACCTAGACCATTGGCGGTGGATGTTATAATTACCTTTGTATCTTTACCCGAAGAAACTACTGGGTATGTTGATGTATAGAACTCTGTCGCGTTCTCAACAAACGCAAATTCGTCAAGAAACACCAAGTTAACAGAAAGACCACGAATAGACGATCCCGAAGTAGCGGCAGCGATAATTCTAGAGTTGTTACTAAACTCAATAGAACCTTTGTTAAGCGCCTTACATCCAGGTTGAAGAAAGAATGGTATATTCTCTAGCATTAATGTCGCACGTGCCAGCATTTCTCGGGCAGTAGCGCCTTTGTTTGCCAGAACCGCAATTGTTTTTTCTGATTGGAATAATGCAAACCAGATTAGATATCCGATTGATGAAATACTCTTACCTGATTGACGACAAGCAAGCACAATAGTGAACCTGTTCTTGTCGAAGTGTTTGAACATCTCTTTCTGGTATGGATATAACTTGAATGGAACTAGACCAGTATCTAGGTTTATTACCTTAAGGTATGTTATACAAAAGTATTCTGGATCACCCGAACACTTGATATACTCACTTAATTCCCATTCCGTAAACTCATGGACAATACCGTCGCGCTTAACGTTGGCATTACCAAGATAACTAGAGTCCTTTGGATTAATCGTCGCTATCTGATTCATGTTGCTCAATTACCTTTTCATCACGAAGTGCTTTCTGTTGGTCTTGTACAAACTTTTGTAGTTCTGATGTAGTACCAACAAATAAATTATTAACAGTGCTGCCTATTGGCGAAGATGGAGACGGTAGTTGGGCAGTTCGTATCTCCTTATCTTTTTTATTAAGTTCCATTAACTTGCCGTTAACGTCAGACACGCCCTTTATCATGCCACCCAAAACTTCGAATGCACGTGGGTGTTCTGATTCTCGCGCAACTTCAATCATAAGTTCGAGGGACTCGCGCCCCTTTTCTATTAGATCGTAATATACATCGCGCGAGAATTCATAATCTTGGTCGACATTCTTGTTTATATCATCACTCATGCTTCATTATCCAAAGATGTTACATTAAACCCATAGTCGTCTTCTGGACTTACGTCAATTGGGTTTGGTGCTATAACAGAACCTTCTGCCCAAGTATCGCTTCCGTCTGGTTGCATAATATAGAAATTATTCTTAACTTCACGTACAATAGAACCAGTATTGACGGGTCCGAAGAATGACACTTTCATATTAAAGTCGAGAGTATATATGATAGTTCGACGGTCGCCCACCGCACCTTCATAATCATCACTAAATGATACACCAGATAATATAACTGGAACATCTTCGACAATATCAACTTGGTCAATAAATGGTTTAACTGATACCGTATATTGAGGATTGAAGTATGGTATTATCTGCTCGACTATTTGTAGCGCATCGTCCTGAGACTTTGCGTATATATTTAGTTGAAACGCTATATCGTATGGAACACTAGTATAATAGCGTTTCTTTGTAGTATTACTACCACCAACCGCCTTAGTGAAGTTATTCATCTTAGGTAACTGTCTTGTTGCATCATAATTCATTGATGTAACTTCGAACGACATACGTGGTAACTTAACCGCCACCATGCGTTCGTTGCCTTCACCGTCAGTCATTGCCTTCAATCTTTCAAGGAAACTTCGTTTGGGTGCATACGACAGTGGACACTTTACTTGTGATATAATGTCTCCTGCCGCATCTTCGCGCAGTACGTACATGTCATTAAATAATGAACCGAATACTGATACAGCAGTTCTTACTCGTTTATGGTAAAAATGATTGCCAAACATTATGATATATCTCCGAATGGATTAGATTCCGAGAAGTCTAAGAAGTCGCTTTCGAAGTCATCGAAATACTTTGCTTGACTGCTCGCTTGTATCTGTTGTATTTCTTCTATTAACGAAGGTGCATAAGATGCTGTATCAGATACAATTGCGGTGTTAGTTGAAAATGTATGGTACTCACCATCATCTGCGCCAACGTGCATTAGATATAATACATTATCACTATCCGACCAACGACCAACCTCACCTAGCATTGAATATGTGACGTGGTTTTGTGTTATAACTTGACCACGTTCATAGTTGGCAGTCGTATATGGTGGTTCGATCGTTATAGTTGGCGGAGAGTTGTAATACACACCAGCAGTATCAATAACAATACCATCTATAGATCCACTTTCAATAGATGTTGTGGCGGTAGCAGTTGTTGCGTTCATATGAAGTAACAATTCTGTATTGGAATCGGACACAAACTCTTGAGACGGTACTACCAAAGACTCGGAACCTAATCTATCTTCGCCTGTATTACCCAATAGAACATTAAAGTCGCCGCGCATAATCCTAAATTCGTCAATATAACCATCCATCGCTCCCCATGTAACGCCATTAACAGCACGTGCCGCAACCGCACCGATAGAATACCCAGCATCACCGATAAGATTATAATCTACCGATCGACCCGAATTATCTTGACTTTCTTTGAGAAACCCGTTATAATAGATACTTAACGTTTTGCCGACAACTGATATCATAATATGGTTCCAAGTACCAGTTGAAAATAGTACTGAAGTAACAACTCTTAACGTCGAAGCACCTTCTGTATAACAAAGATAACCATCGTCATTAACGCCCCACATCATATTATTAAGTTCGTCAGAATCACCGCCACCAGATAAGAAGAATGCTTGCTGTGTGCCAGTACTAGGGAATGCATTCATATATGTAAATAATTCAACAAACCCACTTGGTGAAGTTGTTGTATAATTACCTTCATATCCTCGACCAAGTTGATTGTGCAATGACGAGTTACCGAATTTACTTATCGAACCACCATTCTCTTGTATAGTTATAATAGGTGGAGTTTGATATCCCATACCTTGGTAACTAAGGTCAATTGTTGTAACACGACCTTCTGCATCTATGGTAGTGGTTGCAGTAGCGGTCGCAGTTTCTGGCGATGCCATAGATATTTTATATTGATATGCCGCAGTATCTTCAATAGTATCTATATCAAGTATCTCTGTATCAAAGTCTTCGTCGTTATATTCGAATAATTCACATTGAAGTCTGAATGTAGGCAATTGACTTAATTGGTAGAACGGAGTTTCTGTTTCTACCTTGTGTATTTCAAATATAGACTTGGATAATGGAAGATATATTAAATCACCTTCGCGTGGTCTGAAGTTATAAGTGTCTAATTTGTCACCAATAAGAGACTTCCAACGTCGACGCGCCAATACAAATGTTGCTTGGTCTCGCAACTCTATACCAAACTTAGCAAACATATCACCTTCGCCCGCAAATCCTTCGGTATTTTCTACATAAACTTCAATCTTATATGCGTCCGAAAAGTGAGAAGGAACGTCATCAAGAAATATCTTGTCTTCATTAACAACTTCGCGCGGCAGGTAGTAAATGTCCTGACCGTAGAACTGTAGAGACTCAATTACGAGGTCTTCATACAAGTTCTGTTCAGAACGTACTGTTTGACTTATCCAAGGATTAGTTGCCATATCTTATTACCCCACGAAGAACATTGCGCCAATGTCTTCCTCTTCACGAAATTTAGTCATAATTTGTTCAATTTCCATATTCGCATCTTCTATAATTTGACGACCACTGATAGTAACACCGCCTGGTAATTGCATTCCTTCGAACTTTGACATATTAATGCCCCATTGCTTTTTGATTAGTGCAGTGGCGTAACTCTTTAAGAAACTATGGTTCCATAATGAGTTTGTATCGTAGTATGCACCTTCATTTACATCACGCACACCGTACACTTCAAATACAATAAAGTCGCCAACCGTAAAATCGCTCTTGGTTTGATAGAAGTATACCTTAGATGCTTGTCTATCAAACGTAATCTGAGGCGTGCCATTCAACTTCATATCTAATAGCGATAAGTTTTGTTGCATTTGTTCGTAATGAGCAAGTTCGCCCGCAAAGTTATTTAGATCCGTAACATCGTTCGCCATCATTTGGTACTTCATATCGAAGAACGAAGTACTGCCCGAAGATGAATTTATGGGAAACATTCTAACTATCGTTAACAGTTCATGTTGATCAAAGTCAACCGAACCGTTATCGATATCAGTTTGTGTCATTTCATGTTGAATGTAATATCTTCGTGACCCATCTGGGTGCTTTTCACGAAACCATTGTAGTGCCTCATCAACGCGGTCTTCTACTTGTTCATCTGCCACGTTGATTTCAACTACGGGAGAACCCAATGCACGTAATGAATAATCAATTAACTCATCTCTACTATTTGGAATTGCCATTATTCGTTTTACCTTAGTTAATTAATGAACCAGTTGCATCGTATATATTAATCCGATAGTAACTAGCACTTTGGTTATTTAGTTTATCTGCGTTGCCTGCAGTACCGTTTAACGTTGCCGTAATTGTATCTGCAGTAAAGTTACCGCTTGCGTCTCTTGCGACAATCGCCGATGCTGTATTAAGTGCGGTCGCTGTTGTTGCACCATTTTGTACTTTACCCGCAGTCGATATTGTTGCTAATTTAGTGTCTACAATACCAGCGGCAGAATTTATATCTGCGTTGATAATAGTATCTGACGTTATGTTAGCAGAGATTGATATATCAGAAGTTCCATCAAACGCTGTTGCATTACCAGTAATGTCGCCAGAGATGGCAATAGTTCTTGACGTTAATAACATCGAAGCAGTGTTTGCATTACCAGTAACATCGCCAGTTAAATTGCCTTCTACGTTGGCAACAAGTGTTGCGGTGTTATAAGAAGAATCCGCAACATTAATAATACCTTCTGGTTCTGGATAGTATTGGTCGAACAACTTCCATTTATCATCAGTAACATCAAAGAACATACCAACGTGAGTATACCCAACACCACTTGTGCCTGTATTTCGGTTAGAAGCAAAACCAACATCTACGTTAATAGGTGATGCAGTTCCGTTCCATCTATCGCCTATAGTATGACCAGTTGTTGCGTTAAATGCGGCACTAATATTATCAGCAAGCACGGAATTAGTATTTGTTATCGTAATAGCAGTGGCAATAGGTGTTGCAGAATCTGTTCCTGTCCACCACTTAAATGTATCGCCCGTGCTATCAATGCCGTCAACTTCTACATAGAATGTTTTGTTTGACGAAGTACCTTCATAATGACCGTCCAAGTCCATGTCATTTAAACCAGTGCCGACGAATACGGTATTGTCGCCTATAGTATGACCCGAGTTAGAATATATAAATGTATTGTCTGTGGATAGGTTGGATATAGTTAATTGTGACTGAGAACCAACAATAGTCAAGTTACCACCAACCGTAACCGATCCATCAAACGTTGCGTTTTCTAGTACGCGAATTGATTCGAATGTATGGTCTATTGGTCTAACATATAAACTACCAGTGGTGCTATTAGATATTAAACAAATGCCCATATCCGTAACAAAATATGGATATGTCGGGGCGGCAGTCTGTAAACCACCACCTGGCGCAAGGTGGACATTAGATCCAACCGTTAATCCCGAAGTATCAATACCACTAAGAATACCACGAACCGTGACGTAACCTGTTGTATGAGTTTCGATTGTATGTGACGTAAAACCGACTGCCGCATGTTTTGCTTGTAATTCAGCATCAGCAGGTGCTATCGTTGGTATTGTATTTTGTTCGCCAACAAGATATACAGGAACACCAACAGCAATGTCTGAATCTGTATTGTTATAAACACGAATTAGATCTTCTTGACCCACTTGTAGTGATATGTCTGCTTCATCATTATATACTGATAATGCACCTGCCGCAGAATCATAATATATACGACCTTCTGCGTGAACGGGCGTTGTGCCAGTTAAGTCTACACAATCTGTAGATACACTACTGAATTTACCGTTACCATCAACGATAATATTTTCTTCGATACGTAAGTGTCCAAATGCTTCGGTTCGTGGATTAACTAAGATAGAACCTGTTGTTGAACTAACCTCAAGCACTTTGCCTATATGGAACGGGAACCCATCAGTAATCTCAACTTCGGTTGCAGTAAACGCACCTGCGACATCCTTTGATAGATATACTTGTTGACCTTCTGTCATACCGCTTGTATTGAGGTTGTGAACCAAACCAAATTTGGTAATATAACCATGACCGTTGTTTGGTATATCCATGGTTGCCATACCATCAACTTTTGATGTAGTTGATGTATCTGCTTTAGATTTAGTTATTATTGGATGATTATCTGCCGAAGTGCCAGTTACATGTACAACCGTGCCGTTATAAATCGTCTCGCCTGTACTGTTATGGACGTATACAAGAAACTCTTGACCGATGTTGATTGTTACGTCTTGAACACCTTCTTCGGTAGTTGGTATGAACGAAAGACCTTTTTGCGGATCCGAATCTACCCATAACGTGCCAAATTTATTACTTGGTGGTGTTGCATGACTTGCTAAGTTTATACTCGACACGTCTGCTGAATCTGCAGTAACCATACCAAACGTAACGTCATCGGTTGTTGCTACTGATTGACCTATTGCAACAACGCCATTTGTTATTGATACGCCAGTTCCACCACTAAAATGTGCTCGAGTCTCAGAAGCACTTGCTCCTGTGAAAGATATAATACCAGTACCTGCGTTGTAGGATAACGATCCATCTCCGCCTTGGTCTGTTACCGAGATAGCGTGTTTCGCGTCGCTATCCGCACGAGCAGTTGTATAATAAAGGTTTGAACCTTCGCTTAAATCTGTTGTAGTTTTTGTTGCGATGCGGATATCAAATGCAGCATCAGCACGTGCATCTGTATAGTAAAGGTTTGAACCTTCAACTAAATCTGTTGTGGTAAATGGGTCTAATGTTATAACTTCAGAGAAAGAACCACCGTCCGCAGTATTAATAGTGAACGTACCATTAGCAGAATCAAAGTCTGTAGATGATACACCCGCAACCGCAATAGTACTAACGGTGTCAAGTTGACCTTTGGCATTAACAGTTATTACTGGGATTAAAGAAGATGTGCCATATGTGCCTGCCGTGACGCCAGTATTTGATATAGAAAGTGGCGTAGACTTACCGTTGCCGTCGATAGTAGCATCGGTTGAAATGTCACCATCTGCTGCACCTTGTGCGGTTGAAATTGCGGTATCTAATTCGTCAAGTACTGTATTTAATAGAGTACCACTCGCGTTAACTAGACCTGCTGGATCGATAACTAAGTTATCTTCCAGAACCTCGCGAATTACTGTAATGCCTTCGACTGCGCTTGAATCTTGGGTCTTTAAATAAATAAAACCATCATTGGTATTGAGTGCAATCTCGCCCAATGATAGTTGAGCAGTAGTCGGGATTTTACCCTTTACAGAACTTCTGCGTGAACGAAATGTTGTATCTGACATATGTCAACCTTAAACCAATGTTGGAAATAAAACCCAGTATATACTGGGTCATAGTAATCATAACTCTATTTAGTACGTGCCGCCATCAAGGACTGTTATAGTAGTATAACCACTTACAACACTGAACTGACTCGCGTCGAATGAAGCAACACCATTATTCGTATACGTAGCAAGTTCTGCCGAGAATATGATTGTGTTATCGCTATCTTGTCCAGAACCATAAGTAATATCAAGACCTTCGCCAACAGCAAAGAAGTTATTACCCAAATGGTCTTCAACATGTTCATTTATATTGATGCCATTAATTAATAATTCAGGAACGTTAATCTGCCTATTCGAGACCCAAGAATTAGTACCGTGACTATAAAGTATCTCAGCATTAGAACCATCAACAATAATACCTGCGCCATTCGAAGATGCACTATCTGCCGCTTCGTCCGCAAGTGTTAATGTTAAATCATTGATAGAAACGCTTGTAGAATTAATGATAGTCTGAGTACCATTAACTTGCAAGTCACCGTATATAACTACACGACCACTGGCAGAATCTCCGCCTTTTGGATCTAATATTAAATCAGGTTGACTAGTTGACGTGCTTATTACATTACCGTCGATACGAATATCGTCGATTGTAGCACCAGTTAATCCAGTGATGTCTGTAATTGTCGCACCAAGGTCAACCGAAGTATCACCAATAATAGTATGAGAATTCGCTATGTCGTCGTTGCTAACACCACCAGTCTTAATTGTAACCGCGCCACTAGAAACATTAAATGCATTAGTATCAAAAGAAGCAATACCTTTGTTGACAGTTGTAGCATCTTCGCCATTAACGATAATGTTAGTGCCTGCATGGTTTACATCAATGCCTTCGCCACCAAGTATCGATAATGCATGGTTAGTAACGCCAACTATGCCATCGTCTGTGGTTATAGATTTTAATACTGCACCAACTAACGAGATATCTCCGTTATTCGCAACAAAGTCGTCTGCTATGAAACTTGCAACACCCTTTTGACCAGAAGTAGCATCCGCAACAGTAACACTTAGTATATCACCAGTAGCACTGGTACTAGTACCCTGGATAGTATTGCCTTGGATAGTAATCGCGTGGTTAACAGGAACAACCGAACCAGATTCAGTAACAACTTTGTTAATAAACTTATCTTCGATTTCAATATGACCAGTAGATATAGTAAAGTCGCTATCTTGGAAACTAGCAGCACCTTTAACCGCAATGCCAGCATTCGGTAAATCCACAGTAAGTGTGTTTGTATCTGTATTGTGAGTTAAACCTAAATTTCCACTAACCGCGATCGTGATATCAGAATCTAATAACGAGACTGGATCTCCGTTAATCGTCAAGTTTGTCGCAACATTAACGCTGCCTGCATTCGTCAATCTACCTTGTTGATCAACAGTGAATGTCGGAATAGCAGTCTGTGACCCATAACTTCCAGGGGTCACTACAGTATCGTCTAACGTGAACGTCAATTCATCGGTGGCAGGATTGATTGTTGTTGATAGACCAGTGCCGCCAACATATGTTAAATGTTCAGTAAATGGAACATACGATGCAGAATCGCCATTATCTACTGCATAATGAACCAGAAACTGAGTTGCTAATTGATCTGCATAATCTTTGTTTACCGCATCGCCACCGTGAATTGGTGTGGCAACACCGTGTAGATTAACGTCATTGAAGTCAACTTCGCCACCTGCTGATATAATTGATAAATTGCCCGCAGTCGTTTCGATAGTATTACCATTGATATTAATATTATCAACAATAATTTCATCTAATTTCTTATTTACATCTGTTACTAGTGCAGAGTTTGCGGTTAACACACCTTTGGCGTGATCTAGCATATCAGTAAAGTACTTACCGCCGATGATTGTATGGTTTACCGCATCACCGCTGATTTCTGTGCCAGTTCCGACGTATAGACGGTCACCACCATTTGAACCGTTATCTGGTAAATATGAGTAAGCAAATTCACCAGCAGCAAGCGTTGTTGGGTTGCCAGAAGTTGCTGAACGTTTTATTCTAATGATTGATGACATTAATACTGTCCTCCGTTGATTTCTTGTTTCTCTAGGGTTGTTGTTGCTTCAAAGTCGCCAGATGTTTCGTTATATATCAATGCAGAACCATCTTCCGCACCCTCAATATTAACACCGCCCATGTTAGACAAGGAAACCGTTTGTGTGTTTATGCGACGAACGGGTTTACCGACCACCACTCTTTTAACTGTTGTTGTTCCACGTGTGGATATAGTGACTGCCATAGTTTACCTCGTTACCGAAGGTGATATTTTCACTTTGCCTTCTAGTATTCGTTCGATTATAGTATTACCGTCGCTATCGGTGAATGACAGTTCGACGTCATAAACGTACCTGAGTCTGGGATTCAGTAGGTCGGTTTGGGTGTTGGTTAGTGCGAGAACAAGTAGTCCGTCGGTTGGTGGTGCACCGATCACAGAAGTGAATTCCATGATTTCGTCGCTGTCAACAGAGGTGTAACTTCTTTTCATTTTTGCGGCGGCAGAATGAGCAGTCAGGTCTTTTTTAGACCCATCGTGCTCAACAAGATGCAATTCTATTGCAACATCTGCGCCTTGGTCGATAGTAAAATCTTCGTAATCTGCCATTTCAGTCCTATTAATTTAATAAACAACAATATATAAATCTATTTATATGTTTTTAAAACTAGACGGCAGATAAGATTTATTCGATTGACATTATATCTTCGATTAGGTCTTCACGAATAGTGAACGAAGTATCTGTTGTATTGAATGTATATGATACCGTACAACGCCAACAGTTAGTTGATGCTGCATGATAGAATACCTTTTCTGGTTCGCCGTAGTGCCCAAAGTATGCTGCCTTACAATTCCATCCCTTTTTATCGGGCATTCTAACCACGTCTCTGGTAATAGGATCGATATATTCAAAATACCCATCTCCAGTTTCGGAATAAGAAAATATCAAATTGTATGCAGAAGCATTCGCATTAGTATGCCAAGAGATATAACCGCCTGGTGGGTATATTGCGGTGAGTGCATTATGCTTAACACCCAACCAAGTCATCATACCCTGATTTAATGATGATAATTTCGAAGTAAACTTCTTGCGGAATATCGCATCTGCTTCGTTGCTGTACCAGTTATGACCTTTGCGACCTACGCTCATTTCATAACCATACAACGAATCAGGAAATCCTTCGTGCCTAGAACCTTCATCCACTATTTTCTTGCAATACTCAGCGCCCGTCCACCAATGTCTTTGGTGGCGGTCTTGTTCGCAACTTATATGAATGTTCTTTTCAAAATCTGGAGTTTTGCGCAAGACAGAATATCCTTCTAGAATATCAAGAAGTTCTCTGTTGTTAACTGGGATATCGACCATATAAGGTCTTTCTATACTCATTATATGTGTCCGTCCTTATCCAACCCACAGGAATAGTGTCTCAATACAATTTCTCCTTCTGGTCTAGTACGTGCCCAATTAAATGCGTTATAGTAGTTCCATCGCAAATCGTCTTTGAAGATACCAACCTTCAAGTCTTTATACTTTGGTTCTTTCTCGGTCAACCACCATAAACTGAACTGATCCCACGAACGTAAACTCTCGGCATAACCTTCGGGAAACCATTGTTTATCCATTTGTCTGCGCGTCAAGTCCCACCAGTCGTCCATGAATTCGCGCACAATTGGTTTTGTCATATCATATAATGCAACACCACCACATAAAGTAAATTTCGCTTTACCTTCTGGTGTATCAAACTCACGTTCTGCATAAATGTAATCGCGGTCGTCCGTAAGTGCCGAAAACATAACGTCGTTGTCACCTAGTTCGTCAAATACGGTTGCGATATCTTCGTGTTCGCATTCCATATCGGCGTCAATATACATCGTCAATTCATATGGAGATCTTGCCATGCCATCTAACTTAGCACGGTAATGGTCGCTACACCACTCAACATTATCAAACAAATCAGAATGGATATCTTCAAACATCCACTCTTCGCAATATAATGTTATCTTAGCATCTTCGTTGTAATCTAGAATAGATTCAGCAAGGTTTATGGCATAACGATAGAAGTTAATCTTACGCGACGCAACAATTACAAATCCCTTACTTTTCGTCATCTGTTTCTACCTTACATAGAGTCTCTTCAAGTATCTTAGTTGCCCACATATTAACTTCAATCTTAGATTTGGCACGTCTAAGTTTTGCCTTCAACTTGCGGTTGGTTGATTTTTTAACTTCATCCACCTCAAATACTTCAAGTTTATAATTAAATAACTTTTCTAACTTGCGTGCTTTAACGTGTTCGACTTCGCGTTGTTTTTCTTCATCCACCTCCGCGATCTTGCGTTCTGCTCGTTCGGCGGTAGTCTTATCAATAGATTCTTCGCCTAATGATTCGACGACTTCAATGTAATCTGGGTTTGGTTCGCCTTCACGCGTGAGTTTATTCAACTTCATCACTTGAGTTACACTTCGTCCCACATCATCTTCTATCTCAAGAATACAATTCAATTGTTCTTTTGTCTCTGTTTCCCAGAACGCATTATCTAACCATTTTCTATGACTCATTTAATTCTCCCATTATGTTTATCATGTCTTACTATTATACTATATAGCACAAAATTAAGCAAACATTTTGTGCTATTATATTTAAGCAACCCTCACGTATAGCGTATATGTTTCTACCGTAGTTAATGAATTCGATACAGTAGTTCCAGTATAATTACCAACAAAGTTTCTTGAGTAATCTCCTGCAAATGCTCTTGAATAGTCACCAACAAACGCTCTTGAGTAGTCACCGATATAATCGCCCGCAAAATCTCTTGTCGATGTTCTTGTCGAAACTCTGGTATAAGCAGAATTCCTCGACCTTGTATATGCACTTATACGTGTTCTTGTACTTACGCGCGTAGAGTTTCTTGAGTAGTTACCAATAAATGCTCTGGTATAGTCCCCAACATACTCGCCAATGTAATTAGAAGCACGTGTTCTAGTATATTCACCAACAAATCCACGAGCATAATTGCCAATGAAGTTACCAGTAAATGTTTCTATCCTATCTCTTGTATATTCCCCCGCAAACGCTCGAGCATAATCACCAGTAAAGTTACCAACAAAATCTCGTGCGTAATCGCCAACAAATATTCTTGTATAATTCCCAGCATACTCGCCAACATAGTCAGTTACTCGAGTTCTTGCGTACTCTCCTGCAAATGCTCTTGAGTAGTTACCAGTATACTCACCAACAAATACTCTTGAGTAGTTACCAACAAACCCACGAGCATAATTACCAGTAAAATCTCCAACAAAGTCTGTAACACGAGTCCTTGCATATTCGCCAATAAACGCACGAGAATAGTTACCAATAAAGTCTCCAACAAATGCTCTGGTGTATTGACCAGAGAACCCACGTGCGTAGTTACCAACAAAATTGCCAGCATAATCAGTAACGCGAGTCCTTGCATATTGACCAGAGAATCCACGCGTATAATTACCTATGAAATCATTTGACGAAACCCTTGTCGAAGTTCTTGCGTACTCTCCTGCAAATGCTCTTGAGTAGTTACCAACAAAGTCGCCAGCGAAGTTCGTCACGCGGTTTCTTGAGTAATCGCCAGTATAAGTTCGTGCGTAGTTACCAACAAAGTCACCCGCAAAGTCGGTTGCCCTATCCCTAGTGTACGCAGAAACTCTGCTTCTAGAGTATGCGCTATTACGAGTACGAGCATATGCTTGTATTCTAGAGCGTGTTGAAGTTCTTGCGTAATCACCGACATAGTCGCCAGTGTAATTGCCAGTATAAGTTCTTGCGTAACCACCAGTATTTCCGATTAACTGCGCTATTGTCGGACAAGAAGCGTGGGTAGTATCATCAACACGAGGTTCCCACCATTCTTGTACTGTGGAACTACTTGTTGAATAATACAGATACGTCCTATGACGAGCAGTAGTTGTTCCAGGTGCCCACACATAATCTGCACAACCAACAACTTTATTACCATAAACGTCGTATACACCAGAATCTGGATCCGAACTACCAGTACCTGCGCCAGATGCATGTACATGACCAACCATCAAATACCAATCATCTTGGTCTGACCCATGATTGAGGTTCCAACCAAACGCAGTAAAGTATGGATTTCCATTTGCTGCCGCGTTGGATCGATTTAACACATTAGGACTACCATAGCAACCAAAATATACATTACCGTTGCCCAAAACCTTGCGGCGTACCCAAACAGAGAATCTATATTTCTTAGTCTCATTAACGGTGAACCAACTAGTGTTCCAACCACCATCAGCATTAGATGCGGTGTCGTTATTAACTGTGCGCCATAGTAAATCGTTTGTTGTGCCTGCCAGCGACTTAGGGCCCGCACCCATTTCTCTGATATTACCGTCGCCATTTTGACCCCAACTACCAACGCTACCCGAAGAAGCAGTCCATTGAGTACGCCATGGAGAAAGAAGGTCTGATGAATTAGCATTATATCCAACACCGACAAAATCTCCAACAAACGAACGCGCATAGTTACCGACAAAGTCTCCTGCAAAGTTTGTTACGCGATTTCTGGTGTATGCTTGGTTTCGTGTTCTTGTTGAAATTCTTATGTATGCTTGGTTTCGTGTTCTTGCCGAAATTCTAGTGAAGTCCCCAACATAATTAGTAACACGTGTTCTTGTATATGCTTGTATTCTAGTTCTCGTAGAAGTACGAACAGAAGTTCTCGCAAAGTCCCCAACATAATTAGTAACACGTGTTCTTGTATATGCTTGTATTCTAGTTCTCGTAGAAGTACGTGTTGAAGTTCTTGCGTAGTTACCGACATAATCCCCAACATAATATCCAGTTCTTGTATAAGTTAATGTTGGCGTAGAAGTACGTGTTGAAGTTCTGGCATAGTCACCAACGTAGTTACCTGCATAATACCCAGTTCTTGTATAATATAAAGTACGTGTTGAAGTACGCGTTGAAGTTCTTGCGTAGTTACCAACGTAATACAAAGTTCTTGCGTAGTTACCAGTATAATATAAAGTTCTTGTGTAATTACCAACGTAATACAAAGTTCTTGAGTAATTGCCAGTATAATATAAAGTTCTTGTGTAGTTACCTGCATAATATAGGGTTCGTGCATAATTACCCGTAAAGTTACCAGCAAAGTTACCAGTATAAGACGGAGTTACCCAACGACCCTTAAGTGGTGGTTTGGTAACAGATTTCTTCTTTGTTCTAAATGTCGGTTCGAATCCGCCACCGCCGCCGCCGCCGCCGCCAACCCAGATTGCGGGCCCTGTGCGAGTACGTGTTGAAGTCCTTGTTGAAATCCTATTATAAGTCCCAGTGGCGGAGCGGTTGCGTATATAATATCCAGTGGGGCGGCGCGAACGCGTATAAGTCCCAGTGGCGCCACGTGTTCTACTATAAGTCCCAGTGGCAGTTCGTATTCTTATATAAGACCCAGTGCCTGTGCGTGTTCTTGCGTAGTTACCGACAAAATCCCCAACATAATATCCAGTTCTTGTATAACTCAGCACACGCGTTGAAGTACGTGTTGAAGTTCTTGCGTAGTTACCGACATAATCCCCAACATAATATCCAGTTCTTGTATAACCCAGCACACGCGTTGAAGTACGTGTTGAAGTTCTTGCGTACTCACCAACATAGTTGCCGATATAGTTGCCGACATAACCACGAGAATAATTACCTACAAAATCACCAATGAAATTTCTGGCATAATTACCAACATAGTTGCCGATATAGTCGCCGACATAACCACGAGAATAATTACCTACAAAATCACCAACGAAGTCACGTGCATAGTTACCAGTAAAGTTTCCAGCATAGTTTCTGGCATAATTACCAGTAAAGTCACCAGCGTAGTTTCTGGCATAATTACCAGTAAAGTCACCAGCGAAGTTCGTAACACGCGTTCTAGTAAAGTCTCCGATATAAGTCAGTGTACTGGTGCGTGCATAAAATGTTATACTAGCACGGGTCGAACTTCTGGTCGACGTTCTTGCGTAGTTACCGACATAGTCGCCTGCATATGCTCTTGAGTAATTACCAATAAACGCACGGGCATAGTTACCAACAAACGTTCTGGCATAATTACCGATGAAATTGCCTGTGAAGTTTGTTACGCGATTTCTGGTGTATGCACTTACCCGACCTCTGCTGTAGTTACCAACAAAGTCTCCTGCAAAGTTTGTTACACGATTTCTGGTGTATGCACTTACACGCGAGCGACTATAGTTACCAACAAAGTCTCCAGCGTATGTAGAATTTCTTGTTCTTGCATATGCACTTATACGTGTTCTAGAATAGTTACCGACATAATCTCCAGTAAACACCGTGACCCTGTCTCTGGAATACGTTGATATTCTATTACGAGAATATGTCGACGCCCTACTTCTTGTACTGTTTCTTGAGTATGCACTATTACGAGTACGAGCATAGTTACCGACAAAGTCGCCCGCAAATACAGCAATACTATTTCTTGAGTATGCAGAGTTTCTTGTTCTTGCATATGCAGAGTTTCTATTTAATACAGACACACGAGTATATGCCGAACTTCTTTGACGCGTATAATCACCAACAAAGTCTCCGACGTAATTCCCAGCAAAGTCGCGAGTATATGCCGAACTTCTTTGGCGTGTATAATTTGAATTTCTATTTAATATGCTATCTCTAGTATATGCCGAACTTCTTTGGCGTGTGTAATTGCCGATGAAATTCCCAACAAAGTCTGCTATGGTATCTCTTGTATATGCACTCGATCTTATTCTAACATAGTCGCCGACAAAGTTTGTGATATAATCGCCAATGTAATTACCTGCATAGTTAGATACTCTAGTTCTGGCATACTCGCCAATAAAATCGCCCGCGTACTCGCCTGCATAACCGCGTGCATAATCACCAACGAAGTCACGTGCATAGTTACCAGTGAAGTTTCCTGCATATGAAGATATTCTAGTTCTTGTAGAATTGCGGGTGTAGTTTGAATTCCTTGTTCTCGCATATGCTGATATACGTGCTCTGGTATAATTTGAATTTCTTGTTCTTGAGTATGCAGATTCTACTAATACTCTTTTTGTATTGGTTGCAGTACCCTTCGAAACCCACGTACCTGCGTCCGTAGGAGACCCCTGGGAACTAGTTCGCATTTGGTATGAACCTATGGCACCACTTATGCTTCGTAATTTTTTGGCGCGTTGACCCAATGAATATGATATCTGAGCATCAGTGAATTCTTGAATACCTTGATACGCACCAGTCAAACCATTGGCACGTTTAATAGACATAGGACTTACACTAGTTGGTGCGGTCATTGTCGTTCTTTGGTATATGTTATATTGTGTTGAGTTTGTGTCTTCGGTATCAGTGAAGACATTTGAGATATAAGTTCGGTAGTCGCCACTTGGTGAAGTTGCGCTTAGTTGAAATGTTCCTGGATAGTCATTTAATGCAATAGTGGCATTTAATCTTGTTGCCAATATATCAATATCAGCATCAGTCATCTCGTATACACCTGGCGATGCGCCAGTTTCCCATCCAATCGGACGACGAAAGTCTGAACCAGATTCATCATAGACGGTGTCGTCTCGTGGATATAGGTTAGTTGTTACTGTTGTAGAAGTTATCTGAGTAGCAGGATGAGTCCCTGTAGATTCGTTGAAGTATGTATCGACGAATGTCCCGATGTTACCACCAGTACTTGTTAATGT